TAGCGTGTCCCTGGTCAATATTGCCTCGACCAAGGCGCGTGACCTGTCCAGGCGTCAGCACATATTCGCCACCAGCCGCGACAATCGGAACCTGCTCTTCGTTCTCGGCCTCGCCCCCGTCCGCCATTGCTTCGGCCGGCGACCCAAAAATACGCATAACCGCCTTAAAACCGGCCATAGTATTGCCCTCGCCCATAGCCGAAACAATGTCGGCGGGGATGACGTAACTGCCGGAAGAGACGTGCATAGGCAGGTGATCGGTGCGACCAGCGACGGGGCTATGAATGGGCCCCTGATGCACTTTAACGCGCGGCTTGCCGGCGGCGGCCATCAGCGGGCCTCCCGTCGCCTTGGCGCGCCTGGCTGTATCAAGGGCAATCGCAATCGCTTGCTTCTGCGGACGCCCAGATTGGACCAGCTCGCTAATGTTTGAGCTAATAGTCTTCTGTGAAGATCCCTTTTTTAGCGGCATATTACAAGCTCAGGTTGTAGAAGGCGATAGAGCCGATTCCAGAACCGGCGGGACTGTTGCTGATGCCGCGAGCGGCAAGTGTCACTACGTCGCTCGAATTAAACCCGTTCCCAGACAAGGACGCACTGACTCCAAGTTGGAGATCAAAATTATATCCAAATGGCGCGATAATAGGGACTGAACCTTGATTTGTGGACACCACATAGTCGGTTTGAACAATGTTGTCAGCAGTCGCCGTACAAGCCGTAGCCGCAGTATCAACGTCAACCATGCCATTAGAAATGGCCCCTGCGGCAAATGTTGCGCCGGTCAAAGTAGCATTGCGAACTAGAACAACTTCATAACTGCCTTGCGCTGTAGCAATAAAGTTGACGATGGACGGAATAATAACTGCTCCGAAATAGGACGAGTTAATTCGTATGGATACCAAAGGCGTGAACGTCAGCCCTGTATTGTTGGCTATTGTAACGCCGTTTTCTGTCGGTCTAGCGATTTGAGGAGCAGAAACTTGATCGTACCCGCCTTCGGAAATCACCGTCGCGCAGATCATGGTCAGCGTTGACGAACTTGCTGTCGCCCCAGTATTAGTAATTTCGTATCTCAACGGCAGTGTGGCAGTTTGCATATAAACTTTTGTAGATGTTGGCTCGTTAGCATTTTGAAATGTGTGGCAAAGAATATACTCTCCATTGATGATAAACCCGCAGCGCACATTGCCAACGCCGAGCCATTCAACATCAAAAAACAAAATTTGCGTTTTGGTTAGATCAAGCGTGAGGCCGGAAGGACCGGTCCCATTAAGCTTGTCTCCATTCCAGTTTGCCTGCGCGACATAACGACTATTATCAACAGAGCCGCCCGTATAAGTGCGAATTACAAATGTCACGCCATTTGGGCCCTGCTCCAAATAAACGCCATTATACGCGCTAAAAAGTCCGACACGCTGCGTCAGGTTTGTCTTCGCGGCTCCCATGACAAACGTCTGATATATCAACATACTTTTGCCTGGCTGGTACGGGAAAACGCGGAAGGTTTGCGCTACAGCCGTAGAGCCAGATGATGTTGTTGTGTTGAGAGAAACAGATGATTGATTTGTATTGTAGCTGGTCGTTCCGCCCGTTCCGGTTACATAGCTATAGTGAATATCGGGAGCAAAACGGCTTTGGCTATCAAAGATAGTAAACGGGCTTGATACGCGAAGGCGTCCAAATGCGTCTAAATTGCTACCAGCAAAAGTGACGGTAGACGGGTTAGAAGACGAGCCATAGGGAGGATAGACGCTAATAGTCATCCCGGCCCTCCGCCAACCTTAAAGCTAACAGTCGAAGCAGACGCATAGGCGGCAACGAAACCGCCCGCAGCTAGGACTTGCTGCCCAGTCCATTGAACAGTTGTATTGCCATTTATCGGAGCGGCATAAAAAAGAGCGTTGCTCGCCCCAGCGGCCCCACCGGAAGGAACCAAAGAAATATAAAACGTCGCAGGAGTTGCTGACGTATTGCATATTTCAATGTCTACAATGGCCATCTGCGTTCCGGTCGGAACGGTATATAAAGTCGCATATGTGCCGGTCCCCGCCGCACCAGAAGCCAGCGTCGCGCCCTTAATGTACTGGTAAATACCGTTTAGGTATTGTCCCAGATTGTTAATGGCTACGACGCCATTTTTTTGAGTAGTGAGAATGTCGTCTAGGGAGGCCATTAGAACTTCCCGTCCGGCTGGAGCCGATAGCGCATATTACCGATACGCCAGAAACTTCCGACGTCGCTGCTTTCCATGCGAATGGAAACGAGCCTGCCCCTAAACCTTGGAGTTAGGAATGTGGTGTTCTGGGTCATAGGGTAGGGGCCATATGTTGTCGGGGTCTGCCCCGCGTAGTCATTGACATAAAATGTCAAATTGACCTGCGCATTTTGGGTTCCACCAAAATAACCCCATTTCATGTCCGGCCAGACCTGATCGACAAACATTTTCAAATCAGCTTCGTTCATTACGAAATAGCCGGTCTGAAAATATGAATTAATTGCTACCGTGTTGCCGCTGACGTCCACGCCGTCTTTCGACGTTTCATGCTGAACAATATAGTACCCGGATCCACCAGGCAGAGGCCCGGCGGCGATTGGAGGGCCAAACACGGACTCATTGATCCATGCCGTCCGCTCCAGCGTGCCATAGTCCCATTCATTAAGGGTTATGTTATATTTTACGTATTTGTTTGGCTCCCCGCCGTTTCCGGCAGTCGGATAAAACCACGATATTTCTCCAAACCTAGAATTTGGAGCGACGCGGATTTTATCCAAATTTGTCGTATCAAGATCTTGGAAGATCACGTCCCAGATCGGACACCGGATAGGCTCGACGCCCGCGGGGCCGAGGCGGTAAAACTGGCTCTGGCCCATCCAATAAACAATACCATTCATTGAAGCCGCGGCCTTACGGCCGATCAGGCCGCACCCGTTGCCGATCTCGTTGAACTGATAAACATAGGGAGGGCCAACGTATTGCATGGCCCATGCGCCCAGGTCGGTCCAGATAATGCCCTGTTGCGGGCCTTGGATACACTGAACAATTCGGGATCCTTTTGGGATCCGATAAGAGCCAGCCTGGTTGGTGACGGTGCCGATCCATACGTCAAAATTATCAACGTCACACCAGCGGATAAGCAAGGGGTCCGGGACGCCGTTAAACGTGCTGCCCCAGGCGATTATCTGTCGCTGCGGCATGGCGACAAATATGCCTTGGTTGGTTATCGGCGCGTTTGGAATAACGGTCAGGTTATCGTTGCCGGCCGTAGGGGACCATTGAAAGATCGGGCCGCCAAGGGGATTGGCGATAAGTATTTCGCCCCAATTGTCTAGGGTCCAATCCGTCGCGGTGATCGTGTTAATATTAGGAGAGATGCCAACGCCGGTGCCGTAACCACCAACGCCATAACCGCCGACGCCATAACCCGTCCCAAACGGCTGCGGGCTAACGCCAGCCCAGAATACATACCGGGCGTTGCCGCTATTAATATATCCAGACGTGGTGGCATTGGCCGAATAGTTTGAGGCAATGACGAAGGTGTAGCTATTCGTCACAGACTGGACGATATAATTCCCAAAGAAAGGGATGCCGCCAATAGTCGTCGCGACGAGAATTGGAAACGTGCTGCCGGCGGAAAGGCCGTGATTAGGGAGAATGACATTCGCAAACGGACTGCCACTCGTAGTCTCAATGAGGGGAACTACGCCGTTGTTGCTTAACGTACCACCCGAGACATATGCCCCTGTCTCTGCGCTTTCATACGAAACGCTGGTGCTAGGCGTGCAGGCCGTCACAATGTACGCGCCGTTATACCCCGCCGGGTTCACCCCAGTAACCGTGATGGCGCTGCCAACCGGGAAGGTGTAAACGTCCGTAAAAGTTAAAGTCGCGGTTGTGCCTGTACCAGATGCGCCGGTAACAGCTATGTTATCGTCGGTGCTAAAGGTGGCAGTCTGACTAAACCCCAACGTATCAATAGCGTTAATGCTGAACTGGTTGGGGCCGATTGCCGTGCACTGGTATATGCCAAACAGGACCACGCCGCCTACGCTGATATGAACCGGGATATAGACGAAATCAAAGCTGGTTATGTTGCTGCCAGTGTCATTAATTACAAAGACGCTTGAACCAGACGTGGCGTCGATATTGACGGCGACATTATCTGTTCTTGATCTCGGCGTTATGTTTCTCTGAACGCCGTTCAAAATGTACGATAAAGATGCCGTAGCGCCTACCGCCAGGTAATCTTGATCGTTAGTGTCTTCCCACGCCCAAAGACAGCGGACAATCGACCCAATGTTATTGGGAAAAAATTTCGTCCAGCCGCCAATCTTTTGAACCAGGCCAATGTTCTGACGATCCGGGATGAACCGAACAAGATTGGTTTCGGATATGCCCGCTTCATTCAGCGCCGGCGTCCGGTTCTGATCGACACCTGGAAGAAGTTTAAGAGAAGCGTGCGGCATTGGAAATCACCGCGTAGGGGTGGCGACGGGAGACGGGGATTGAGACGTCCAGCCAGAAGCCTCAAATTTCTTGCGAGCCTCTTCAACCGCCGCGCCCTTCAGAAGGGTCTGATACTGGGCTTCGTAGGATTGCGCCATTTGCGGATCATCGCTCTGGCGGCCAAAATTCCGCTGATACGCAGATACGTAAATCATGCTCGCCATAATGAAGACGTCCGGCAGATAGGTGCTAATAAACGTCGTAGGATTGGCGGCGGACAAGCTATCCGGCCTAAACGTCCCAACAATTTCAACATAGTATTGTTGGTCTGGGTAAGGCCCAATCAAAAACAGGTTATCATTGAAGGGCACAAAATATTTAGGCAGCCCGGTCACGGTTGAGTCGCCGTAGACCGCATCCAAGAATTCTT